GCTGTCGGCGCCGGCATTGGCGGCGCCTGCAACCTTTGTGGGAGCAGTCTCCGCATCCTTCCACATCGCGGCGATCGAGTCGCGGGTCTGCTGGTTACGCTTTTCGAAACGATCGAACGCCTGAGCCACCGTGTCGCTGGTGAAAACGGCCGTTGCCGCCTCCTTGACAAGCCGCAGGCTGCTGATCGTCGCCTCAAAATACCCGACCAATCCAACACCGAGCTTGCGCGCCAGCTCGGTGTTCTCATACAGCATGGTGCCGATCTGGTAGCCAATCTCTAACCCTGTCACAGCCACCGTAATGCTGATGACCTTAGGGACCTTCGACAGCTCCAGCGACATCAGCGATGCCGCCTTGCCAGTCGCCAGCATCTCGGCAGAAAAGGCGCGTAGCGCTGCTACGCCTTGCACAGCCAACGCAGCAGTGAGCACCGCCCCTGCACGCGTGGCCACACCTGCCAGGGTGTCGAGGTTTTCCGCCAGCGCATTAATGCCCTGCGCCACCACCGAACTCTGCTGGGCGCCGCCGGTCAGGCTGCCAATGAACAGCGTCCACTGCGTGTTGAGGTTTTCCAGGGCGCGGCCGGTGGTCAGCGGCAGCGTGGCAAATTCCTTGTTGATCGCGGCGGCCTGCCCTTTGAGCGCGCCCACCACCTTGGCCGCCGTCAGCTCGCCCTGTTCGGCCAGGGCGCGCAGAGCGCCGACAGGCACATTCAAGCCATCGGCAAGGGCCTTCGACAACCTGGGCGCCTGCTCCATGATCGAGTTGAACTCATCGCCGCGCAGGGTTCCGGACTGCAGCGCCTGCACCAGTTGGCGCACAGCGGCTTCGCTGGCTTGCGCCCCTGCACCGCTGAGCTGGATCGACTGGTTGATCGTCTTGGTGATCCCCAGCGCCTGCGCGTTGGTGATGTTCAGTTCCTTGCCGCTCGCAGCCAGGCGGCCAAACAATTCGGCCGTGGCATCCAGGTTGCTGTGCGTATCGAGGGCAACCTTGCCCACCCCCGCCACAGCCGCTTGCAGGTCGCCCTGCGCACCCACGGCCAGGCGGATGCGGGCTTCAAGGTTCTTGTACTGGTCCGCGACCTCATTGACGCTCTTGGCGTAATCGACCACCTTGCCGACGGCGAAGGCCCCGGCTACGGCACCTGCAACTTGCGTGAGCGCGCCCTTGAAACCATCCGTTTTTTTGGCGGCGGCGCCCATCTCATTGCCCGCCTTGTCGGCTGCAGCGCCAAGTTTGTCTACCCCCGCGCCCGCAGCCGTACCGGCAGCGCCCAGGCCCTTAGCCCCTTCCTCTACCTTGTCCAGGTCGCCCGCCAGGCCTGTGATGGATTCGCGTCCATTCACACCGGCGTTGATCTCCAAACTGATTTTCTTGTCCGCCATGGTGACGCGCGCGCAGCCCCTTTGTTGCCCAGGCGCCAGTCTCTCAATCGGCGGGGCAAAAAATAAGGCCAGCAAATGCTGGCCTCAGGGGGTTGGGTAGCGCGCTCGGCGCGCGCGGGCGGCGCTTACGTCTTGCGCACCCGATAGTACTTGCTCACACCGACACCCGTCTTGGTGTCGTCCTTGAGCACCGCGCCGGTCACGGGCAGGCTGGCGAAACCTTTGTCGGCCAGCAGGCCAATGGCCGACGCCACACCTTGGCTCGCGCGCCAGATTTCCACGATGGCCGGCTTGCCGTCGTCGGCTTCGTTGAGCCCTTCAAACAGCAGCTCCAGCTCCTTGGCCTTGGTGGTCAGTGCCTCGATCACGGCGTAGCTGCCGTAGTCGTAGCTCAGGTTCACCGCCTCATCGTCGGCCAAGTCGGCCGCTTCGGGCAGAACGTACACGCCGGCAGCGCGCACTTCGTAGTTGCCCGGCGCCGCCAGGGGCGTGCCCACGGTCGGGTACTCGTAACTCACCCAGAAGCCGGTGCCGTTGGTCACGTCGGTGGCGGCCACGTCCACTTGCACGCCGGCGGACACCACCGTGTAGTTTCCGGCGGCGGTGAGCGGCGTGGCGGTGACAAGGCTGCTGCCTTCGAGCACCACCACGTTCGTCGCACCGGCGTGCGCCAGCGCGACCAGGTCCCCCTTGCTCACGGCCAGATGCTCCTCGTTGCTTACCGTGCCGGTGCCTGGCGTCGTTCCCTTGCGCAGCACGACGTTGGTCGGTGCGATGTGCGCGGTGCGCAGCAGGCCGCCGCGCGCTACCGTGTGCGCCTCGTTGCTCACTGCGCCGCCCTCCACGCCCTGCACTGTGCCGAGAGATGCGCGGGCCAGGTTGGTCACGTTCAGATCGGCAAGCTTCATCTTGATCTCGACCTCCGTCACGCGGCGCATCTCCGCGTGCGTGCCGCCGCCCAGCGCCGTCATATCCGACTGTTTCTGGACGTCTTCTTTGTGCGACAGCTCCAGTTCCAGCACGTTGCCGATCGGCATGGGCACACCCGCGCTGCCGCGCTCACGGGCATAGACCTGGCCGACCAGCGCCGCAGGGGCGAAGGTGCGCTTGATGATTTGCTCAGATGACATGGTGCTTCAATCCTTCTTGGTGGTGGTTTGGGGTAACACGGTGCCCACGGCGCGCAGCCAGGTGGCAATGGCGGGGTGCACGGTGATGGCGGTGCCAGCAGCCAGCTTTTCGCCCAGGTGCTCGTGCTCGCGCACCAGGTGCACGCGTTCCAGGGCGGGTGCGGCTTGCGGCCTCTTGCGCCGGCTCGCAGGCTTAGCGGTGCGGCTTGTCGTCTTCATGATTTCCTCCATTCGGCCCAGTTGCGGGTTTTCAGCTCCAGCACGGCGCTGTGGCACAGCACACCGGCAAACAGCACCGGCCCTGCGCCGGCCACCTGCATGCCGCGCTCTTCGGCCACGCTGGCGCCCAGCAGGCCCGGCAGGCCCAGGGCGGCGTCCACGCGCACGGCGGCGCGCATGCGCTCGACCAGGTCGTCAAAAATCAGCTCGCTGTCGATTGCGCCTTTAAAGGCCATGTAGCCGCGCACCGTCCAGGTGTGCTCGTTCAAGATGCGGCCGTTGGCAGTCACCTCGCTGGTCGCGCTGCGGCGCAGGTACCAGCCACGCAGGTGCGGCTCGGTGGCAAAGGCATCTGCCGCCGGGTCGGCATGGGTGTACAGGTAGGCTTGACGAAAAGCCTGCTCGCTCTGCGCGTAGCGCTCGCACGGGTGCACCACGCCCACGGCTGGCACCGCGCTCAGCACCGCCTGCAGGGCCGCGCGCGAGGCAACCAAGGTATTGGGCATCGTCATGCGTTGCCTCCGGCCAGGTGCTCGGCAATCCGGCCCACCGCGCGCTCGAACATCGCCAGCACCTGCCCTTGCGTTGCCGCTACCGCCTGCGCCATCGGGTGGCGCGCGGGCGTGCCCTCGCGGGAAATTTTGCGGGCCACCAGGAAGGCAACGCTCTTGGCCTCCTTGGGGTCGCTGATGCCCAGCACCGCCTTCACCCAGGGCTCAATCGCCTCAATCGGCGGCATGTGCGCCCGCGTGCCCAGCTCCATGAAAATCGCGCTGGGTTGGCTGCTGCCCACCACGCCCAGCACGCCCGCCGGGGTGCTGGCAACGTCACTGGTGATGCTGCGGGCCGTCAGGCCCGATGCGCGCGGCATGTTCTCCTGCCATTCGCGTTGCACCAGCAAGGTGGCCTCGTGCATGGTGGCCTGCAATACCTGGTCGGTGTAGGCAGGCGCCTCGCGCAGGCCCTGGGCAATGGTGTCCAGCCCGCCGATGCTGATCGACAGGTTCATAGCCCACCCCGCCGCACCAGGCCAAAACGGGGGTTGCGCCGGGGCCAGGTGGCCACGCCAGCAGCGGCCGCCGCACCGGAGGCGGCGCCGCCTGCGGCGGCTTTGAACGGGTCGGGCACACCCACGCCCGCGTAGTAGGCGGCGCGCAGTTCCTTGGCGCGGGCGGCAAATTCGCGCGCACGCGTCTCCGTCATGCTTGCATCTGCGCCCAGGCTGGTCTCGCGCTGCGCGCTGTAGTAGGTGGCAAGCTGGTGGCACACCAGGTGCGCCGCGTACTGCGCCACCGGCAGGCGGTGGTGCTCG